GAGAAAGGATTGCCTGTTCCTCAGTGGAAACAAAAACGAGATCCTGATTGGTGGAGAGAGTATCTCATTGAGTTAGGTCTCGATCCAGACAACCCATAAATACTAGGTAGCTTGGGAAGTTGACATGTCTGCTGAATGGTACAAGGAACAACCTACTAATAGGAACTTCCTCAACCCAATTGGTTATCTCCTTAAACTGGAAAAGTTTGAAGGGGTGGATTTCTTTTGTCAGGCAGCAAATGTCCCCGACGTTACAATGCCAACTACGGAAGTAGCAAGCAGATTCAGAAGCTTGCCTATCATTCCTGGTGGTGGAGTAACGTTCGGGGATTTTTCTGTACGTTTTATTGTAGATGAAGATCTCAAGAACTACTACAGCATCCACTCTTGGATGCGCGACTGTGGAAATGCTGATCAGATGCCACGTACCACTGCCGAAGATGATATCTATACAGGTGGTCAATTACACATTGTAACTAGTGCATACAACCCAGCGTTTGTTGTAGAATTTAGAAACCTTTTCCCTGTAGCATTAACGAACCTACAGTTTGATGCTACAATTAGTGATATGGAGTATCTGACTGCAGAAGTAACATTCAAGCATCAGCAATTCTTCATTCGTGACAAAGACATGAAACCTCTATGAATTTTGAGACTCTTCGTAATAAATTTGAAAAACTAAGAGAAGACTGGGCAGAAGATTCTGCAGTTGATTTTCAGTTTAAGAATAAACAGTATAGCACAGATCTGGGACAACTTGCGTTAGACATCCCTTTTCAACATAATAAATACTTAAACCATTATATTGACATTCAGCAGATCAAGACTTCGCTGGAATTTGAGATCCGCAAAATGGTAAAAGAGAAACGTGAGTATTACTCAGGCGAAGCAGACGCAAAAACTTACGCCTCTAAACCATTTGGATCATCCATCAAGACTTCTGAAAAAATGAAAACTTACCTGGAGGCAGATGACGAGATTATCAACCTTGAGGCAAAGATCAAATATCTAGACCAGATGTTGTACTGGTTAGATCAGGTCATGAAGCAAATTTCTAACAGAGGTTTTCAGATCAAGAGTGCCATTGAGTGGGAGAAATTTGTAAATGGACAATGATGACCACCCTGAGTATCAAAAAGAAAAACGAAGTATACGTTACTATCCAGTCTGCAGAGCCTCATGTTCATCGTGAGCTCTCGGACTATTTTTCTTTTGAAGTTCCCGAAGCAAAGTTCCTGAAAAAGAACCCACGTTACAAATACTGGGATGGAACTATTCGTTTGTACTCCCCAGGTACAGGCGAACTTTATGGTGGTCTAATGAAACACCTTCAGGTCTGGGCAGATGAAAAACAATATCAAATTGAGTATGAAAAGAATGATTGGTATGGAGACGTTGAAGAGACAAATGACTTTGTTTCTCCTGCTGGTATCAAAACCTTTATGGACAAGATCACCAGAACGGGAATTACTCCACGCGACTATCAGTACCGTGCGGTCTATGAAGCGATAAAAAATAATCGCAAACTTTTACTTTCTCCTACGGGAAGTGGGAAGTCTCTGATGATCTATTCCCTCGTCAGATACTATACTGCTACCCACAAGAAGACGCTCATCATCGTCCCTACTACGTCCCTGGTAGAACAGATGGTCAATGACTTTAACGATTACGGGTGGAATGCTGACGATTATGTGCATAAGATTTATTCGGGCAAAGATAAGAATACTGACAAACCAATTATTATTTCCACCTGGCAGTCAATCTACAAGTTCCCAAAAAGATACTTTGATGACATTGACTGTGTTATCGGAGATGAGGCACACCTATTTAAGTCAAAGTCCCTCACAGGAATCATGACAAAGTTGCATAACGCAAAGTATCGTTTTGGTTTTACAGGAACACTTGACGGTAGTAAGACACATAAGTGGGTATTAGAAGGATTGTTTGGTGATTGTGAGCAAGTTACAAAAACAGATGAGTTAATCAAGTCTGGTTATCTTAGCAAATTTAGAATCAAAGTGTTGCTCTGCAAGCACGCTCCTCAGCACTTTGAAACATATCACGATGAGATGGAATATCTTGTAGAACACAAGGGCAGAAATAACCTCATTAAAAACCTAGTAAAAGATATTGAAGGTAATACCCTAGTTCTATTTAACTACATCGAGAAACATGGGGAACCACTTTTTGATTTGATAAATAGCACTATAGATCCATCGCGCAAGTTATTCTTTGTGCATGGTGGCACAGATGTAGAAGACAGAGAAGAAGTCCGACAGATTACTGAGACTGAGAATAACGCTGTTATCATTGCCTCTTACGGAACTTTCTCTACTGGTATTAACATCAAACGATTACACAACATTATTTTTGCTTCCCCTAGTAAGTCGCGCATCCGCAATCTTCAGTCCATCGGACGTGTCCTCAGGAAAGGCGAAGGAAAAGATATCGCAACCTTATACGATATCGCTGATGATATCGGCGGACAGAACTACACTTTACGACATTTAAATGAAAGAGTAACCATTTATAATGAAGAGAACTTTAAGTATGAGGTTATAAGAATAAACCTTAGAGCAAATTAAATATGAATGAAGAATTCCTAGCAACATTAAAACTAATGACTGGAGAGGAAATCGTAGCAAAAGTTTGTTATCTTGAAGATGAAGACAAAGTGCTACTAGAAAACCCTCTCCAAGTTGAACTTGCCAAACAAAGAAAGGGTCAGTTAGAAGTCAGCGGATTCTCTTTTAAAGAGTGGATCAGCGCAACGTTCGATAATATGTTTGTCTTAAACAGGAGTCATATAATTACTATGACTGAAGTTGATGGTCAGATTCAAGAGTTCTATGAAAAAACAATTCAAAGAATGGAGAATGGAAAGAGTCTAACTGGAAGAGGTAACAAATTACCAAGAGGATCTGGTTACCTAGGTTCAGTACAAGAAATGAAGAAGACTCTAGAAGATATATTTAATAAAAGCTAATATGACTTTTGAACCTCGACAAGGTTAATTGTACTGAGTTTCTGAGGTCTTGTCAAGCCCCCTTTACAATTATCCTGTTCGATGTTATACTGAGATCAAGATAATGGTATGATCCATGGCACTCGCAGCAATGACTAGAAAAAAGACTGAATATTACGTCAATAATAAAGAGTTCCTTGCTGCGATCACTGAGTATCGACACAAGGTCCTTGCCGCTAAAGAAGCAGGCAAACCACGTCCTCGTGTAACAAATTATTTGGGAGAGTGTTTTCTCAAGATTGCTACACACCTATCATACAAACCAAACTTTGTCAATTACATGTTCCGTGAGGACATGATCTGCGACGGCATTGAAAACTGCCTCCAGTACATCGATAACTTTGATCCAGAAAAATCAAATAATCCGTTTGCTTACTTCACACAAATCATTTACTACGCTTTCTTACGTCGCATTCAGAAAGAGAAGAAGCAACTGGAGATCAAGGGTAAGATCTTAGAGCGTTCGGGATATGACGAAGTGATGCACACTGACACATACGATGGTAGTATGTCTGGTATGAACGCTTCCTATTCTGACATGGGAAGCATCAAAGAAAATATTGAAACAAAAATGAATCGATGAGCGAACACCCTGAAATTGCTGAACATGAATGGTTTGAAACAGAGTATGGAGAATTCCGTGTTGAACAGAAACGCTTTGGAACTTGGACTAGCTACCGTAAGGATGGTACGCCTCTCATCACAGGACTTACGAGGGAAGTTGTTATTGACGGAACGAAATTTCACCTGGAGGGAGTCGCTACTAACTGGGCAAACTGCAGAACGTCCAAACAATTTGATGGAGTAGTTGGAGGAAAATTATGAAACCCACTGAAAATTATGAACAACTGATTGAGCGTTTTACCAAGAGAACTGCTCAATTGTCTGCTAGAGCAGATGAATTATACGGTGCATACACTGAGTATGTGCAGATCCAAAAAGATTTGGATCGTTTGCAGGGTTCTTTGCAAGCAGTAGAATACCTAGCATATGGCAAACTGCCTGGCGATGGTAACCACGATGGTATGAAGGATCACAAACCACAATGAAAATTGCAATCATTACTGATCAACATCTAGATGGTCGCAAAGGTAATCTTGCCTTCTGGAATTACTTTCAAAAATTCTATGATGAAATCTTTTTTCCAACGCTTGAGAAAAAGGGTATCCGCACCATCTTTGATTTGGGCGACACATTTGATAATAGAAAGTCTATGGACTTTAATACTTTTCATCGTGTGCGTGAAAATTATTTTGAAAGACTGAAACCCTACAACGTGCATATGATTCTTGGTAATCACTGTACGTATTACAAAAACACTAACCGTATCAACTCACCAGAACTTCTTCTGGAGCAATACCCAAACATTAAGATCTATTCTGAACCAACAGAAATGTTGATGGGTAAGAAAGTGTTTTTAATGTTGCCTTGGATTAATAGAGAGAATCAAGAAGATGTCTTGCGTCGATTGGAAACAAGTGAAGCAGATATCTGCTGTGGTCATCTTGAACTTGATGGATTTGAGGTAACGCCAGGAATGAAAATGGATCATGGTATGGATCCAAAACTATTCCATCGTTTTAAACGTGTGTGGTCTGGACATTTCCACCATAGATCTAAAAAAGGTAATGTCCAATACCTAGGCAACCCCTACCAGATGTTCTGGAATGATTATAAAGACACTCGTGGTTTCCATATCTACGATACTGAAAGTGATCGACTTGAGTTTATCAAGAACCCGTTTGAAATCTTCGACAAAATCTTTTATGACGACATCCGTTTGGACTACAACAAACAAGATGTGTCTGATTATAAGGACAAGTTCGTCAAGATCATCGTTGAAGAAAAACGGGACTACCAAATGTTTGAAACATTGGTTGATCGTCTTTACAACGTAGGCGCACACGATGTTAAAATTGTAGAGACTCTTGTAGATGTTGAAGGTATCGATGATGTCGATCTTGAAACTAAAGATACAATGACACTTCTCAATGAATATATTGATGAGGTAGAAATTGCCGTCAATAAAACTGATCTCAAAGGACTAATGAGATCACTATATATTGAAAGTTGTAACGCAGCATGATGTTCATCATCACATTAGAAGATCATCCAGATGGTGTGTTTTCTGTATTTGACGATGCAGAAGATCGTGTCATACCAATCTGGACGGATATAGATGATGCTGAACGTTACTTAATGATGATGGAGGAAGATGACGATTATCCTCCTATGCAGGTTGTGGAAATGGAAGATCATGTTATAATAGGAGCATGTCAAGAACGTGCCCAGAAATTTTCTATCATCACGCCTGACGATTTTTTGATACCACCTGATGACCCAGAAGAATGATTGTTTTTGAAAAAATCCGCTGGAAGAACTTTCTTTCTACGGGTAATGTGTTTAGTGAAATTAATCTTACATCAGCAAGAACAAACTTAATCGTTGGAACTAACGGAGCAGGTAAGAGCACCATTTTGGATGCCCTTACCTTTTCTCTGTTTGGAAAACCTTTTCGTAAGATCAACAAACCCGCTCTAGTTAATAGTATCAATGAGAAAGATTGTTTAGTTGAGATTGAGTTTCGTGTTGGTAAGGTAGAGTACAAAGTTGTTCGTGGTATCAAACCAAATAAGTTTGAAATCTACTGTAACGGTCAATTGTGGAACCAGGAAAGTTCTTTGGTAGAACAACAAAAGAACTTTGAGACTAATGTTCTTAAGATGAACTACAAGTCATTCACACAAATTGTGGTTCTTGGTTCTTCTACATTTGTCCCTTTCATGCGACTACCTATCGCACAACGTCGTGATATTATTGAAGACATTCTTGATATCCAAGTGTTCTCTACAATGAATGTTCTTCTTAAGGACAAGATGCGAGAGAACAATGAAGAGCTTCGTGACATTGATTATCAACTTGACTTACTCAAAGACAAAATTGATTTGCAAAAGCAACATATGATGTCTTTGCAACAAAGAACTCAAGAAGAGATTGATCGCAAACAAGAAAAAATTAAGGAGTATAAAAAAACTGAACTCCAAGGTGCCGAAGATGTTACGGTTTTGACACAACAAATCGGTATTCTTAATGAAGAAATGCAATCATACCACAATGCTGGCGAAAAAATCAAGAAGTTAAACACTTTTCTTACAAAAATGCAAGTAAAGATGCAAACATGTAAGAAAGAACATGACTTCTTTGAGAAAAATCATGTGTGTCCTACCTGCACACAAGAACTTTCTGATACACTTCGTAATGAAAAGATCCAAACAGGTCAGACCAAACTGAAT